ATCGCGCAGTTTGGAACCCGCAAGCAACTTGTGATCAGTGGCGGCGGGGCTGGACTGACAACGTATGCTATTTGGGAATCGGTGACTGTTTCGCCGCAACGTAATGGCGTGACGCAGTACACCGTTACCTTTCGGATCATCGACTCATGAGCCTGACCGAAGAACAGATCCTGGCCGCTGACGACATGGGCCTGCTGGAACTTGAAGTGCCAGAGTGGGGTGGCAGCGTTCACATTCGCGTGATGACAGTCGGCGAGCGTGACAGTTACGAAAACGAGTGGATGGTCAACAAAAGCAAAGGCGTCGACAACTTCCGCAGTAAGTTTTTGCAACGTGTTCTCTGCGACGAAAATGGCGAGTTGCTATTTACAGCGCAGGAAGTTGACAAGCTCGCTAAAAAGTCTGCACGCGTAATCACACGTGTGTGGGAGGCTGCAATGAGGCACAACGCACTTACAGATGGCGACGTTGAGGAACTTGCAAAAAACTGAACCTGCGGCCCAGCCGATTGTTTCTGTTTAGGCTGGCCGCACATCTCGGCATGACGGTGGCTCAACTATGCCAAACAATGGACAGCAGAGAGTTGAGCGAATGGATGGCGGTGCACCGCTTCTATATGCCTTTGCAAGACACATGGCATCAGACCGGCGTAATGGCGTCGGCAATGCTCGCACCGTATTCAGGAAAAGGAAAACCTCCCAAGCCGGTCGATTTTGTGCCGATCGAAACTCCTCCGCAGCATCCAGAGCAAATGCGAGAGGCAATCGAAATACTCAGACGCCAGCTGCGAGGTGAGTAATGGCAACTGTGCTTGGCCTAAATATTAAGTTTGCAGCCAACACGTCTGGCATCTCTAAGGGTGCACAGCAGACTGCCAAGCAACTAAATGGCATTTCAAAGTCTGCTGCATCAGCAACGTCAGCACTGCGTGGCTTAGTCGGTATCGAGCTGGCCAAGATGTTTGCCAGTGCAACGTCTGCTATTACTGGCTACATCGGCTCTGTTCGTGAGTCTGCAGGTGCCCTGCAAACGCTCTCGCAAATCTCAAACGCATCTGTAGAAGAGTTTCAGCGATACGCTGCAGCTGCGGGGACGGTTGGCATTGAGAGCGACAAGCTCGCGGACATCTTCAAGGATGTCAACGACCGTGTTGGCGACTTCCTGCAAACTGGTGGCGGCCCGATGGCCGATTTCTTTGAGAATATCGCACCAAAGGTTGGCGTGACCGCAGAACAGTTTGCGGCACTTTCTGGCCCAGAGGCGTTGCAGCTCTACGTGAAGTCTCTGCAGGACGCCAACCTGTCACAGCAGGAAATGACGTTCTACCTCGAGGCAATGGCCAGCGATACGACGGCTCTTATTCCACTATTGGCAAACGGCGGCGAGGCGTTCGGCAACCTTGCAGACCGTGCGGAACGTCTTGGCATTGTTCTGTCTGAAGACCAAGCCGGTGCCATCAAGGAAATGAACGGTGCGCTGTCGCTTGTATCGCAGACATTTGAGGGGATCATCGGCCAAGTTACGGCCAATCTTGCACCGATCGTCACAGCTATCACTGAGGAGTTTCTTTCTTTCGTAGAAGCATTCCAAGGCTTTGGAGGCGAAGGCGGCAGCGGCATTGCAAACGCTCTGACAGAAGGGCTGCTCGATTTCGCTGAGTACATGGCGACAATTTTTGATGGCGTAATCGAGCAGTTCGGATCGTTTGGTGAAACGATGACCACCGTGTCGGGAATCTTTGAGTTTGTCGCAAATACATTCGTGGCAGTAACCGAAACGCTGCGAGGCATATTCAATCTGTTTGAGATGTTTGGCAACGCACTCATGGTCGGGCTCGGCAAAGTGCTTGAGGGCCTTGGATCTTGGGTGAGCAGCGACCTGGAGCAAGTCGGAAAAAGCATCGCACAGAATGCGAGCGCGGAGTTTAAGAAAAACGGGCAAGAGGCTGGCGATGCATTTGTAAACGCTGCAAACGCAGCTCTTGGTGATCGCAACTTCGGGCGGCAACAAGGAGGCGGCGGATTTCTTGCAGAAACTGTTCGGAGTGCGCGTGAAAGGTTTGCTGGTCGCGGAACAGCGGCCGCATCTGCACCAGCTGTCAGAGAGGCCGTAAGCCAGCAGAAAAAGGCAGAAGAACAAAGACTTAAAGACATCCAGCGGCTCAACGAAGACTATGCCAAGGCTTCCAAGGACATTGAACAAGAGCGGTTGGATTCTCTTGCAGAGAATACGCGGAAAGCACTTGAAGCCACGGACGTGCGAAGTGGTGGTATTGCCAATGTGATTGCACTTGCGACAGGCCGAGAAGATCCAGCAGTCGCAGAGGCCCGCAAACAAGTTCGCAAGCTAGACGAAATTCGCAACGAGCTTCGTAATCTTGGTGGAACCGTCGAACTAGTAGGTGCTGCGTGAGCGTTCTTTCATACCGTGAGCTTGTTGGTCGCACGTTCCAGCATCGGTTCGGTGATTCGCCGACTGCCGAAATTCGATATGCATTGACGCTCGATGATCCGGCAACATCACATCAAGAGATGCTCAACGCTGTCGGCATCTTTCACGGCTCATATCATCCGGAATACAACTACCTACGCTGCACTGAAGGCAGCGTATCCGAAGGCGATCCAGACCCGTGGCACGCCACAATTACCTACCGATATGAGGTGCCTGAGCGTGGCAACATCGAGTTTGAGCCTAACCCGCTGGCACGGCCTGACGTGTGGTCGTTTAGCACGGGCGGCGCGCAGGTGCCCGCACTCGTTTATTACGAAGGCAGCGGCAACAGCAACATACAGCCACTTGTGAACGCAGCTGGAGACTTTTTCGAAGGTCTGACTACAGAGGAATCAGAGGTTCGCGCAAGCATCAGCGGAAACCGTGCCGCGTTTCCTCTTGCGCTGGCGTCCACCGTAACAAATGCGATAAATAATGCACCATATCTTGGTGGTGCTGTGCATACGTGGAAGTGTGCTGGAATATCTGCACAGCAAGCGACAGAAGTAGTCAACGATATTGAGCTCAACTATTGGTCTGTCACAGTTGAGCTCGTTTATCGCCAAAGCGGCTGGCCGCTGCTTCTTCCACATGTCGGTTGGAATTATCTTGATGGTGGCGAAAAAAAGGCCGTGTATGTCAAAGGGCCTCCACCAGATTATGAAGACATTGCAGCATCAATACCGCAGCCGCTGGATACTGACGGAACACTTAAATATCCAGGTGCTGGTGGGATGCCAGACATTTTGACTCTGCGGGTAAATCCTGAGGTCGACTTCTCAACATATTTCGGCGTGCCACCGTTTTAGGAGCAACCATGCCAGACGTGAACTACACCATTAATGGGCAGATCAGCAAAGGCTCTCTATCCCAATCCTTTGCAGCCAGCGGCGTGACAGCCAACATGGCCAGTGCTGGCGTCGTCGCGGTGACGCTTGAGCTTGGCACGACCACCACGCAGATCACCACAACCGACATTGGCACGCTGGGCCTGGCCTTCTGCCGCAGCCTTGCGACAGAGACGACGCATACCGTGAGCTTCGGCCGGCTCGACAGTAACACGCTATATGACTCTGTGCGGCTCAAGGCTGGCGAGGCAGCTGTGCTGCGTCTGGCACCAGGCGACTACGCGGCAAAATCAGCTGTGGAAGGCTCTCGTTTGGTCGTCACGATCTATGAGGACTGAACGTGACAGCACAGCGTCCAGACGGCAAAAGCGGCGGCCAGCGGGTGAGCTTTACGCGGCAAGGTGCTGACCGTATTGCGCGTGTTGTGCGCACTGTTGAGGCAGGCGACAAGAAAGGCAATGGGCTTTCTTTCGGCAAGCGGTTTTATACTCCGCCCGCCAGTGCAGGCGACATATTCCGCATTGCAGCGTTTACTGGCACCTGGGATGTCGATAGCACAAAGACTATAGAGTTTATTGACCCAGTACACAGCAACGCCACAGCTACCGCGATCAACTATTTCTGCGGCATCGCTGGTGGCGAAGTCGGCGTTGCGAAGAATGCCAGCAACGTCTGGCATCTTGTGTCGTGGGAGATGCAGGAAGTGTGCACCACACGAGTCATCGACATTGAAGTCGAGCTCAATACGACAAACTGCGAAATCTACCGCACACTCGTGACATCGACACAGAAGTTTCTGCGGCTCACGTTTCCGTTCGCTACCTGCTCGACTGCCACTACGCCTGGGTGATTTATGGGCCGCTGTGTCTGCTGTGCTTGCCAGAGTGACGATGACTGTTGCTTAAGTGGTTGGAAGTTCACGATCGGCACGTCTGGATACAACTGCGCTATCGGTACTTATGGGCCGTATGAAACGTCTGCTGAGTGCTCAGCCGCAGCAAACGCCTGCACACCAAGCCCGCCGCCTTTTCTGCCTGTGCCGATCTGTTTCTGCGAATCCGGTGCCCTTGAGTGCTGCCCTGATGGCATCTGCCGCGAGACATGCGAAGACGAGGAGTTGCCGCCGTGAAACGAGTCACGCAGGAAGCATTACAGAAAGCCGCGATGCACAAACCGGAAGGCTACCTAGACGAAGTCATGACGGCGTCGTCGCGAGTTGAGGATGGGTGGGTGTACTTCGAGGATTCCGCTTTTCGCACACTTCTTTCGAAGTATTCACCCGAGCGGCTTAGTCGCGGCCCTGGCACGGTGCTGCATGACATGCTGGGCACTGTTGGCATCCACATCAAGCCAGGTTGCCAGTGCAAAGCCCGCACGGAGCAGATGAACAAATGGGGCTGCGATGCCTGCGAGGCAAACATTGAGACGATCGTCGAATGGATGAAGGAAGAAGCGGCAAACCGAAAGCTGCCGTATCTCAGCACAGTCGGCAGGATGATTGTGCGAAGGGCAATTAGCACAGCTCGCAGGGAGGCAGAGCGTGCCAAAGACACCACGTAGCCAAGCTATTCGCGTCTGCGGCCAGCAGTGGGCGCTCGCATTCCGCAGCCTGAAGCGTCGCCAGCTCTGCGGCCTGTGCGAATACGATCGCAAACG